CGGCTTATGCCTGATGAGATATCCGGGGAAGACATCTTGGCAGATTGTCTTTTCCTAGCTGCTTCTGACCAAGGTCTGGCTTTCCGTGCTGGTTTACGCGCCGCTCGCCACTGGTCATCTTTCCACAAATTCTGCATGTGCTCAGCTAGAGCAGCACGTCTCTCAGGCGTACGCTCTAAATTCTTCAAGGCCCTAGCTTTCGCAGCCGGGTTATTCTGTAGACGTACTTTCAACGCAACGCTGATTTTACGTCTAGCTTCGATAGGCATTGTATAACCTAAGGTACCCTCACCACCCTCAGTCATGTTGTATCCGTTAGGTACCAATGTACCGTGTTCAGATATCGCGTTGCGCTCTAATTGCTGCAAAACTTTCCATGAATCATGCTCAACCAATGCAGACACATCAAACGCGGCAGCACCGTACTTTCGTAGTGCCTTATGTAACACATTGCGGCCACGGTATTTAGCTTCTTTGATATGACATAGAAATCTTCCGTTAACGGACTTGGTTGTTATTCCAATGTATTCTTTACCGTTTATTTTATTCCTAATACAGTAAAGAAACATTATCGTACTGCCACATTCTTCAAAGTTGCTAGTTTATTTAGCGGACACTGTGTGTTGACTGCCATATCCACGAGCTTAGTCGTCAGCACCTCAAAATTCCTACCAAGATACTCCAGCCGATCGCCGGTCACGGGGTCGAGACCGAGGTCGGTCAGCACGCGGCAGCTCCAGACCGCGATCGCTTCCTGCTCCTCCTGGATCCCGAAGCGCTTCAGCAGCTTCTCCTGCGGCTGGATCTGCACGTAGGTCGGCACGAGCACCGCGGTATTGTACGAGGGCTTCGGCTGCTCGCCGTACAGCGGGTCGTGCCCGCGCGCGCGATCGAGCGCGAAGAAGCGGAGCGCGGGGTAGATCAGCCAGAAGGACTCCGCATTCGTTCGGATGATGAACTCAAGATCGCGGCGCGAGCCCGCGAGCGGCGTGAGGTGCTCTTTCTGCGCCTGCTCGGTCTCTTCGAGTGGCGGCATCTCAGTGCGTGAGGATCGCGGCGCCCACGAAGAAGAGGAACGCGAGCGCGCCGGCGAGTTGGATCCAGTTGATCATGTCACGTGCGATACAACGGGAATGGGGGCGTCCGACGCAGTAGGTCCTGCTCGGCGGCCGCGAGCGCGATCGTGCCTTCCTGCACCAGCTCGCGCCCATCGAGTTGCTGCCCGGTCTGCGCGCCCGGGATCGAGAACTTGCGCCGGATGTGGCCGACGATCAGCTTCGCCTGCGCGAGCAGGTAGTCGCGGAACCAATCCTGGTCGTCGGTCGGGATCGACTGGATGTCGCGCGGGAAGGCGGATGCATATGTTAGAGGAAATGGTTCGTCGGGCTTTGGGTAGATACGAAGTGCTCCGTCAATATACTCCCAATCAAACTCGGCACTTAGTATACGACTAGCTTCTTTGAAGTAAAATTGATCTATAAAGAGTTCGTTGATATCTCTATAGGGGTAGCTGTAACGATACCCGAATATGTCAAGCCTTGGCCCCGAACTCAGAAGCAGCGGCGCGATCGGATCCAACCGCGGGATCAATACCTCGGTCACGCCGTACCCGATCGTGTCTCTCGGCAGCTCGTACTCCTGAATGCCGGCGAACGCGGGGATCGAGAACCACCGCAGCTTCGGGATCAGCCGCGAGTACTTGTCGATCGCCTGCTGGAACAGCAGCTTGAACTGCGTCTCGGTCAGCTCGACCTCGATGATGGGCCAGCCGAGCAGCGTGCGGACGTAGTCGAAGAGCTGCTTGTCGTCGAGCGCGGGCTGGACGGTTTGCGTGAAGTCACTCATGGCCGGCAGCCGCACGCGCACGCGCGCGCGGCCGAGAGCTGCGCGATCACGAGCGCGCGCCACCCGAGTTCCGGGTCAACGGCGGCCTTGATGGCCTCCAAGTCATTCAGCACGCGGTCGTGCCATTCGAGACCCTGATACGGTTCGAGCGTGGTCTCGATCGCGCGTAAGCGCCGCTCGAAATGCCACGTGAGACCACAGTTCAATGCGATGACGAGGATGATCCAGAGCGCGGTGCCGCGAAACATGACCCGCAAGTTTGGGACCCAGCGCGTCGTCATGGTTGCTTATCCGATTGGTTGGACTGCGGCGCGTCGTTCATGTGCTCGTGCGCCCAGAGCAGATCGACTTTCAGGCCCTGGAGCGCGTTGTTCTTCTCCACGACGACCATCTTCTGCTCCAGAGCGCCAAGCCGGCCCGACAGGCTCTCCAGCGCGGTGAGCTTCGTTTCGTTCCCGCCCCACCAGCGGCCGAGCTGCAACATAGCGAGGCCAGCCCCGCCGAGGAGCGCCAAGACCTTGGTCCAATCGGACTTGAGCCAAGATGCCGCGCGCCCGTTCCCGTTCGGCCGTGTTATTTCGCCCACGCTGCGTCCTCTTGCGAACCCCTCGTACGCACGAGGGTTTGGGGTTTTGATGGTTCGTTGGGAGACCTGATAACGGCGGCGTTACTTCGGCGCGAGCGCTTCGGGCTGCGCGACGTGCTGCTGCAACTGAGCGAGCAGCGCTCTCGTGGTCTCGGGATCGAGGTTCTTCAGCACGGTCGCGGTGTCGTTCCCGCTGCGCATCGCGAACGCGAGCAGCACGATAGCGACGCCGAGCCAGTGCCCGAGCGGGCCGAACTCGGCGCCGAACCCGGTCAGCGTGATGTAGCCGGACGCGAAGAGCCCTCCAACGGCCGCGACGAAGAACCGTCCGAGGTTGATGAAGCGGCCCAGGAGGTTGAGAAAGAAGTCGGGGTCCGTGAAGAAGCGTTTCAGGAGAGGAATCATCGTACCCCCGAGTAGCTCATCGGCGGGGCCGCGTGGGCCGGCCCCGCCGAAGCGAGCGAGAACTAGTTCGCGAGCCCGAAGACGCCGCGGCCGGTAGCGAGGCCGAGGTCGTCCTTCGCGGACCCGTGCGTGAGGAGCGCGGTGCCGGACGAGCTGATGGTGCCGGTCGCCACGCCCGCGGTCGTTTCGAGGTCCTTGCCGCGGCCGATCTGGCCCGTGACGTAGAAGAGCGGGTTCACGCTCTTCTTGCCGTACTGCGTCGCGAGGCCCTTGCGCCCGATGAAGTCATCGAGCACGATGGTCGGCGTGGTGTACAGCGGGATGTAGGGGGCGTACACGTAGCCGGCCTCCAGGAAGGACTGGCCCTTGTAGCCCATCAGGAACGAGCTGTCGTTGTAGAACGGGTCCTTGAAGAAGTCCCAGCGCCCGTTCAGACGGCCCGCGCGGTACACGCCCTTGACGAGCCCGTTGGGCAGGCCGGGCGTGGGCACGAAGCCGGGCAGGGTCTCGACGACGTTCGCGACCGACTCGCCACCGAGCAGCCAGGTCGCGGTGCCGCGGCCGGTCGCCTTGTGGATCAAGTTGCTTCCGGTCACGAAAGCATCGACGATCGAGAGCTTCTGCTCCGTGTAGGACACGCCGGTCGGCAGGTCCTTGTTCCAGAACACGGAGCCGGCGCCCGCGAGCTTGCGCAGATCGAGGATGACCTCGCGGTCGATCTCGAAGCGGATCTCGGAGCCGGTGGCGGAGGTCAGCTCGACCTCGGCCTCCAGGCCGTGCAGGCTGCGCAGGTTGAACGCGGCCTCCAGCGACCACTTGGTCTTCAGCTTGCGCGGCCGCGCGATCACGGGCGTGCTTTGCAGGACCAGGTCCATCTCGGGGAGCAATGGGTTAGCTTCCATATCATAGGAATAGCTAACCGAAATCGCATTGCCCGATGTGGTGTTGTTGTTGAAGGTGACGCTGATCGCGCCGTTCGCGTAGTTGACGGAGCCCGCGCTCGCGTCGCCAGCGACGCCGCCGGCGCCGTCGTCGGTCACGGTCTGCACGCCGTCGGTGACGACGACCGAGCCCGGGATGACGGGCGTGAACGACAGGTTCGCGGCGAACGGACCGGTCGTGCCGTCACCGGTGCCGACGGTCTCGGCATCGATGTTCGGCGAGGTGTAGGACGGGTTCGAGGGCCCGCGGGCGATCGAGGAGAACGCGGTGTCGCCGCGGCGCACGCTACCCTTGTTCGTCGCGTAGACGAAGTCGAGGTAGAAGATGAGAGAAGTGGGGCCAAGCATTGGTTGCACTGATACCAATGAGTTGGCTACCAACTCGGGGAAGATCGCGCGTACGAGAGGAAAGGCGTATTTCTGGAACAATTACATAGGTAGAATGTATCTACCTATTAGCTAGTTTTTTATCTAGCTCTTAGACTTTCGTCTAAGGATTGGACTATATCATCACCCGCTGAAAGCGGGGCCGGGCGCTCGTGCGACGGATTATTGTTGGGCTCACCGTCGTAGTCTCTGCACGTTCCGAGAACAACACCGTTGTCGGTGTTCCCATTCTCGGCTTCGCTCAGG